TGGACTATTTTTTATTCAATTTTTCAGGTGTGCAATTTCATTATACAATGAGCCAATTATTCTTAATCAAAGTTATTGTTACTGACAAAAACATTGATATTATCCTAGATGCAGACAAAATTACTAATATGGTTATGGGCCAATAGCACATTGAAAGAATACCTGTTAAAAGGCTTTATTCTTGACACGGACCTTTAAAAAACAACTTTTAAACCTCAAGCAAATCCTCCATACCACAATTCAAGGCCTTAGCCAACCGCCAAACTGTCTCTGCACTAGCCTTATTGATATTCTTATGGCGTTGTTCATACATTTGGATGGAGCGAGAATTAACACCAGAAACTCTAGCTAGCTCATTTTGGCTTAATCCATTCGTACTTCTAAAGCTTTTAAGCCTTGTTTCTGGATAATACTCCTTCATTTTCGCATCAACTATATCCACGAATTTGCTAATGTCTGCTTCGTGTAAAGTATGATAGAGGCTTTTTAAATCGGCAAAGCTAATTGCCCTAAAAATCTCCCCGAATTTTCTGCAGGAGTACCATTGATAATAAGCTATCGCCCAACCAATCCAATATTCAGGAGACCGAGAAAATCTTGCCTCAGGTATTATTGGGATATATTTGCCGGTAGTTTCGTATACTATGTCTATAAGCACCTCTATGCCACTTTTTCCTTTAGTGTAGGCGGGCTCGCCATTGGCGATTTTTGTACTAATGGTGCTTACAACAAACATTTTTATAAAATCTTCTCCAGAGTAATGGCAAACATTGACGGCATAATCAAAAGCATCCCCTAACACAGCTTGGGCATTACTCAGATACATTTCTTGGTATGCGCGCATCGTCATTTTTTATGCCCCCTCTTATTATATCCTGTATATAGAGACCGTCATTTTCTTCTTCCAGTAGTTCCCAATACAATCTATTAGCTTCATCATCCCTATCCTTGCGCAATTGGTAGTAGCGCTCTCTTTCAGCTACGCTATAGCCTTGAAACTGCAATTTTGAAAAAGCAAAGCTAGATTTAACGACAATTTGCTCACCTAATTTTTCTAAGCGCATAGCCCTTGCTAATTGCTGAACCGAAATACCATTATTGATAAATGACTCTGCGTAATCAAAGTAGGAATCATCTGCTCTGTAGCCGATGATTAAGTCGTATGCATTCACGTTTACTGTAAAATTATCAATTAAGTACTGTTTAGCTCTTCTGGCCACAGGTGTTTTAACAGTGAAAAGACGATGTTCTACCAATATTGCTATCCAATTAAGAATAGTGTATTGGGGAGTATTAAGATTTAAAACATTTAAAAACTCTGTATCTAGCGTATAACAATTGGCGAAGCCATTGCGCATGGAGGACACAGCCCATTCCTTGGCTAAAGCTTCGCTAGTGGTGCAATAAAAACCCTGTCCGAAATCATTGTTTAAGCGACCTTTGCCATACTCCGGTTTTGCTATGATATTTTCAGAACCATGATAGATAGTTATAAGCTTATCCATAATTACCCCCTCTTTTATATCCTCATGGTTATTATATCACCAAAGTGATATAGATGCAATTGCTTTTGTGCTACTAACAAAATAAGAGCTAGGAGCGCGCTGTCTCCTAGCTCTTGTTTTTATCTTTATATATTTGTATTACCAAAGTGATATAGTTGTACTTTGCATACTCACAGCTCTTCGGCCTTATAAGCATTGTAGTCTTCGATATGATAACTTACGTCTAGGCCCTTCATGTAGGTGAGGCGGTCAGCAATGTTATTGGTCAAAGCCTTGCCGAGCACATGCTTGATTTCGATATCACGAATGGGGCTCCGCTCCATAGCCAAAAGATAATCCTCTTTATCCACAATGGACCAGTCAATGCACTGCCCCAGCTCCTTTTTCAGCATATCATCCAGCCAAATGAGCATGCTGCGGCCATTACCCTCGCGAAAAGGATGAGCAATATTCATCTCCACATACTTTTCCACGATCTCGTCGAAGCTGCCATGGGGCATGGCGTCCAAATGCTACAGAGCCTCCCGCAGGTACATCAAGGGAGCAAAGCGAAAGTTACCCTTAGCAATATTCACATCACGAATCTCTCCCGCAAAGCTATAGATATCGCGAAAAAGATACTCATGAATGAAAGGCAGTGTCGAAAATTTCCCGGCCGGTAGATTCGCCAAAGCATCACTCTCAAATAGTTTTATAGCTTGCATTTTACTGAGTCGCTCTTCTTCCTTGGCCAGCTCCGCAGAATTAGTAATGCCCAATTTATTTTCTATGGTCATAGGAATCTCCTTAGTCATCTTGAGAATACAAAAAAACTGATTGACTCTCTAAGAATTCAATCAGCCTTCTTTACTTAAATCATTTATAAATGATAATAAGCGTATATCATTGTTTGGTGCCGCGGAACCGTAACGGTATGAGCGTATATACTTTTACTATTGCTATAAATTTGGCAGCTTAATTACTATACTAAAAGGCAGGATTCGCTCCTGCCTTTTCTGTTTCCCTTGTTAATTTTTTATCGCTACATACAATGCACACCCAGCAATAACGTAAGCTATATTACGCTGTCTTTTAATTTGTTTTCGCTTTAGGTTGAACTCTTTTTCTAACTGAGCCAAGGATTGATTCGCATTCTGCAATAAGCTCTCCTGCTCTTTCGTTTTGACTTTCAGCGTCAGACAGACGTTGTTCAGCTCTTTCAGTTGATTCTGCAACGTCAGCAGTTTGCTGTTGGATGCTCTCAACTCTTCCCTCGACTGCTGTAACGCCGTCTGTGATTGAATGTTGATTTTTTTCAGCTCTGCCAAATTGCTCTTTAACTTGCTGTACTGATACTCCGTCATCACGTACTCCGTTACTTCGTCCGTTTTCTGTGGTGAGCCAGCCTGCACGGTTAGTGACATAGACACCACCAGCAATAAGCAACCCAGCGGCAAAAGCAAGGATGATTTTTGTATTCCAAATTTTTTCATGTCTCATCTTAACCTCATAGCAAAAATCACCTATAACCATTTCGAAACAGTTTGTAGGTGATTTTTTTGCAAAACGCGTATTAAATTACGTCTCTCGTAGTATTGGATATTCAGGATATAACTAAATTAAAGTCCGAAGTAATGATGCAATGTACCAAGCGTAAAACCTATGATAAGGCCGGCTAAAAACTTCTTGTCGGTTACAAATGCTTGCAGCTCTTCCATCATACCACCCCCTATCATTATAAACTGTGTCACCGGCTGTTACGCAAAAATTACCAGAAAATGCTACGCGTATAGGAGAGGGAATAACTAAAGCCTCTTGCACGGTGACTATATTTAAAGCATGAGCTTTAAATTCTTTCCAGTGCTTCTGCGCACTCTCTTTCAAAGCGGCTGTACAGCCCTTGTCTTAAAGCAGGGCTGCCATTAGTCCATGCCGGAGTACTGCAAACTTTCAGGTAGATTGCCTTGATCATATCAGCATCAAAGCTGCTGTCATCAACATAGCTGAGGTTAGGATATCCCAGCTTCTCGCAGGCTTCCGCGAACATCTCCCCAATGTTGCCAGCGCCATATTGTACAGCGCGACTCCAAACAACATCTTTCATAACCTCATGATGCTTTTCGATATTATAGTTGTTACACTTGAGAGCAGCTACAGCCGGCTTATAATAAGCATCGCAGATATAGTCATGCTGGCTTTTTTCAAAGTCAGCTTTGTTGTTACTATAGGCAAGCCAGCGCCATGCCTCATCAAAAGCATGACTACCAACTGGATGCTCTGCTAAATTCTCTGCAAACCAATAGCCATTTCTACGCAGCCATCTGATGTAGTCATCAACAACTCCCATGTTGCTGGACAGCTGATACATACCATAAGATTTTCCACCGGCGTCGCCGTAGCCATTGCTAATGCAGCCGGCGTCGCCGTTGGACTCATAGCGTTTAGATAAATCTCCAATCATGGTTAATCTTCCTTTCTGATGCAGCGATTGGACGCCTTCTTGTATACGTCTTCGTACATTTCTTGTTTGTCGCCGTTGTAGGTATATTCAGCGTAAATGCCATCGCCGCTGATAGTAGTCGACAGCAGTGCCTTGTAGTTCTGCAGCGTTTTGCACGCCCAAACCACAAACACATTCTCAAGCGTAATATGCTCTTTGCTATTATGGTTGTACCATTCTACTAATTTGTTTTTGCATACACTCTCAAAGTGCGCCATACCTGTAATAATCATTATTATCACTCCTTTAATTTCACTTCTTAATTTCACATTTTAGTTGTTTTGTTAACTTCTTCACTTGAAATTTTAAAAGCTCTCGTCTCAATGGCCTTGTTGCCCAGCTGCACAAGCAGCAGCGCCACCATACCAAGCGTGCAGCTCTCATAGTTGCCCCAAGTTCTGGCAAAAAAGGCAAGCCATAAAGTAACAACTACCCAAACGGAAAAGCCTATAACGGCACAGATTCTGCCCACGCTATAAGCATTATCATTCTTCTTTAACATATTAATTAATTTACGCATCTTCTTCACCTCTGTTCTTCGGCGGATAGTTCTGCAATTCATTAATCTGTTGCATAAGATTGTCGATTACGCCATTGTCGCCAAGAGCTTCGTAGCTCTTATAGCAGGCATCAATGCTTTCTTTTGCGTAGATCGGCATCCATCCTTTTTCCGTATAGTGATTATAAGACTGAATGATGCGATCTCGGAGTAATGCCTGCACGCCTGCTTTAAGGGCATCGTTTTCCTTCTTCTTTATTCGGTACATTGTGCCCAGGTATGCGGTGAGAGCCCCAAGTACACCGGTAATCGCCTGCCCGATTAGCTTATACAGAATGTCGTCCATTTTCTTCCTCTTACCACTCCAATTTAGGCAGCTCGCTAATCAATTCTTCTGCAGAAGGGACAGCTCTAGCTCCAGCTTGCACTTCTGCTAATATATCATAGCATTTTCTCCATACAGAGTCTCTCCATACTACACAAGCAGTGCCTTCTGCTTTAAAAGTTTCATCAGTAGAATTAGCATAAGTGCAAGCAGTATGAATATTATCATACCCTCTAGTCTGTACGGTTTTATCCATATAATTCTGTACTACTTGAGTAAGATGTGCTTGAATTTGTTCTTCTGTAAGAGGTGCTTCTATATATGCAGAGCCTACAATTTCTTCATATTCAGTTGAAGTTAGTTTACCTTTATTAACTAACTTAACTAACATTTCAATAGACCATAAACCTCTATCGAAATTCTTCTTAGCCATTTCTTTTGTTGTCATACTAAACTTCCTCCTTATTCAGCCATTAAATTTTGATATTCTAATGCTGACGCAATGCGTTCCTCAGCAGAAGGCTCTTGACTAGCTGTTTTAATTGCTTCTTCTCTAGCATCTTCAAACGCTTCAATAGCATTAAGTTTTTCTTCGTCAGTAGTACAAGTAGAAAAATCACAACCTTGCTTTTCATAAATTTGGACCATTTGATTCATGGTTCCGAAGAACCCACCGTTGATTTCTCCTGCTGAACAGATTACTGTAACAGAATCTAATTTAGCTACTGGATATCTTTCCATCCATTCCTCAGGAGTGAACACCTCGAAAATAGGTGTAATAATTGTAGTTTGTTTGTCCCAAATTGCATATCTTTTAGCCATAATAATTATCATCCTTTCTTCTATTTTTTAAGATGTGTAAACATCTACGGTATCTATACGCGTATAGTCATTAGTAGATGTACCACCACCAAATAGAGCATAATTTCCTACTGATGTAGCTGCTGGCCAACCTCTAGCTACACTTAAATCTGTTGCAGTAGTTCTAGTTAGTGAAGTATCATAAGTATCTACGGTAGAAAGGTCATTGGTAGATGTACCACCACCAAATAGAGCATAATTTCCTACTAATGTAGCTGCTAAAGACCTTCTAGCTTCACTTAAAGGTGTTGGAATAGTTCTAGTTAGTGAAGTATCATAAGCATCTACGTCATTAAAATAATCATCCCAAGCTTCACCGCCACCAAATAGAGCATAATTTCCTACTGATGTAGCTGCTAAAGCACTCCTAGCTTCACTTAAAGGTGTTGGAATAGTTCTAGTTAGTGAAGTATCATAAGCATCTACGATATCTCTAGAGTCTAGGCTAGGTGACGAAGAAGAAGAAACGTCATAAATTACGGACTCACCACCACCAAATAGAGCATAATTTCCTACTGTTGTAGCCGCTAAATAACTTCTAGCTTCACTTAAAGGTGTTGGAATAGTTCTAGTTAGTGAAGTATCATAAGCATCTACGTCATTAAAATAATCATCCCAAGCTTCACCGCCACCAAATAGAGCATAATTTCCTACTGATGTAGCTGCTAAATAATTTTTACCATCACTTAAATTTGTTGCAGTAGTTTTAGTTAGTGAAGTATCATAAGCATCTACGTAAGCACTAGAGCCACCACCGAACAGAGCATAATTTCCTACTGTTGTAGCCGCTAAAGCACTTCTAAATCCACTTAAAGGTGTTGGAATAGTTCTAGTTAGTGAAGTATCATAAGCATCTACGATAGAACCATCACCACCGAACAGAGCATAATTTCCTACTGATGTAGCTGCTAATAAACCTCTAGCTTTACTTAACGGTGTTGCAGTTCCATGATATGACAATATCTGAGTATAGCTAGATAATATAGCATAAATACTACCGCTTTTAGCCACCCTACCTATAGTAGCATTTCCATGACTAATATCGTTTATTGGAACATACCCAGTAGTGCCATCTACTTTAACTGTTATATAGTTATTTCCTGCTTCAGATGCAGTGGTATATATCTTAGCAGTTTGCTCTGTTCCGTTTTTAAGAAAGTGTAGGTTTTTTGTTAATTCTGCCATAATATCACCTACGCAATCCAAAATTCAGAGCCATCGGGTAATACTAAATGACCACTAGAATTATATCTAGGAATTTTATTTGCACTATTAGCAACTTCACTTGTAGGTACTCCTCCAAGGTTACTAAGAGCAGCAGACGCAGTAGTAGCACCAGTACCGCCATTGGCAATAGCTAATGTTGGATTACTCCCGCCTGTTACATGCCCTTGAGCATTTACAGTTACACTTCTATAAGTACCAGCAGTTACACCGCTATTAGGATGTGTATATTCCTCGACGTTAACATTGCCACCAGCATCCGGTTCTTTGCCATTAACAGATTTAACCATACCACTAATATCAGTTTTCTTAGCATAGGTATCAGCAATTTCCTCAGCAGTAACCTTTTCTTGTAATGCTGCATACACAGTCTTATTAGCAACAGGGTTGAGAGAAGTAGCATTTAATACTTCATCAACAGTAACGCCACCATCAGCACCCGGATTACCTCTTGGAATCGTAAAGTTCAAGATAGCATTAGTAGAAGTACCACTATTGGAAACACTTGCGTTAGTACCGGGTTCACCTGTATACACACTACCAATACGGATAGTAGCAGCAGTACCAGCAATACCTTGTAAGCCTTGCGCACCGGTATCACCTTTATCGCCTTTGTCACCTTTTACACCTTGTATACCTTGTGCGCCAGTGTCACCTTTATCGCCTTTTGCACCTTTGATATTCACGCTCGCAGGATTCGCCAAGCCTGCTCTATTCGTCCAACTTAAGACACCAGCAGAGGACACACTAGGAACAAACACATTAACGTTCTCACTATAATTCTTAGCATTGTCCATGTAGGTTTTTGCATTGTCCTTGTAGGTCTTTGCATTGTCCTTGTAGGTCTTTGCTTCACCTGCGCTGTTTCTTGCAGCAGACGCAAAGTTACTAGCAGTAGTAGCAGCAGATTGAGCCGCTTCTTTACTAGCAGTTGCATTATCAGCAGAGGTCTTAGCGTTGGCAGCATAAAGGGACGCATTGCTCTTAGCAGTTTCTGCTGCTGTTTTGTAACCCTCTGCTAACCTTGCGTTTTCAGCAGCACTTGCAGCAGATGCACTCGCATACTGTGCGCTGTTACCTGCTACGCCAGCAGATTCGAAGGCACTATCTTCACTCTTCGCCGCTGCAACTGCACTCGCATATGCACTCTGCGCTTGTGCTTGAGCCTGCGCATAAGCCTCTTGAACTAATGGCAGCACTCTTGCCGGGTCCTCCGTCAGTACAATACTCTTCCCATCGTCGGCTATGCGGAAAGATTTGCCGGCCTCGAACGGCACTTCATTGACAAAAGCATCACCATCTATATCCACACTCATGATAATACTGCGGTTAAGTTTCTCGGCTATCTGCTGCATAGCCATTACGTTTTCATCAAACGCAAGCTCCACATCTTCCGCGAAGTACGGCCCATTGTTGACAAGGTTCATCATCTGCTGGAGCGGCAGCTCACGCATAATAACCAGTTTCTTGCCTTCCGGCAACGCTGTTCCGCTACTAGGATATGTTATCTGCCTTGCATCCATGTCCAGCTGATAATCGCTTGTGGCAAGCGCCGTGCCATCATCCTGCATCAGATATACCTTAATATATTCCGGATGCTCTGCAGGACACTCAAAGGTAAACGGAAATGTCCTCGTTGAGCCGTTACCAACATATATGTTTTTAGTAACGTCTTTCTGTACTGTCATGTTCTGCTCCTTTCCATAACGCAAAAGCCCCGGCATCAGCCAGGGCTTTTTGCATACTTATTGACAATAATATTTTACCACGGCTTTCAGGCCGTTTTGTAAAGTACAAAATGACTATTTTTGATTTTTCTTCAGCTTTTTATCAAAAATCAAGGCGCGCAGATAATCCGCAACGCTTTCATCGAAGCCGCTTTCCAGATACTGCAGCATTGTTGTAAAGCTATCTATTAACGTGCTGGGCGCTCCGGTAACCTGGCTTGTCAGCTTGCCCATCTCCCGCAGCGTATCGCTGATAGTTTTCTTGTCACTGACAGCGCTTTGGATAACTCTGTTTGTCTGTTCAATGGTATTTTGGATAGGAATTTTTGGAGCGAATTGATGCTCGTCAAATACCTTGGCCATAAAGTAAGGTACAGCATCACGCAGCACCGGTATGCCACCGACAATGCCTGTAAGAGATTCCTGCCCTATGCTCTTGATAAGCTTTTCAATCTTCCAGTCATCATCGTCACCGCTTGCGCCAGCACGCAGCATCGCTGAGATAACCGCCGGCAGAAGTACCCACATCAGCAGCGCATCGCCGGCATGAGCTACAGCTTTCATCAGAGCCATGCTTTTATTCTTTGCGCTTGCCGCTACAGCCTTCTTATAACCTACCTTCGCTTCCCATAATTTATAATTGAGAGCATTATAGACTGTAGAGTTATAGCTGTAGTACATAGTGAGCTGCTTCATCAGCTCGCTGCCCTTACGTTGGATGGCAGCTTTATCTACCGTACGGCCGGAGCCGAAGCACCAGCGCACTGCAGCATCGCCGGCATTTACGCCTGCTTCCCTCGCCTGCTGCGGCGAACGTCCGGCATCCATCTCTGCATTGTAGGTCTTTTCGTATTCGTGCTGCCAAAGCGGCAACGCCAGCATCAGGTCTGTCCAGGTTATCATCTTAAACGCATTGTTTTTGATAACCTCGCCAGCCTTACCAATCCCCGGAATACCATCCAAGATATTAGGACCTTTCAGCGCATCATGGATGCTGGCATCCATGGTTTCCGCACGTTCCGCCATAAATACAGAGCGCTGGAAAACAAAGTCCGTATATCGACGCGGGGCACTGTAAAACTTTTTAAGCGAATGCAGCAGCTCAGCAGCACCCATATAATGAGCTACGCTCGGAGCGTTAGCAATATTCAGCAGCGCTGTTGTTACCCTGAAGCCCATGGTTCCCATTGTCTGAGCGTTACGCAGCTTGGCCATGCCCTTTTCGTAGGCCGTCCTCGGTATCGGTTCTTCCGCCCAACAATCGCTGGTCCACTTTTTCAGATTCTTATAAGCGTTCTGGCCGAGGTAATTGTAGACAAGTTTTTTGAAATTCTCATTGAGTACAATGCGGCGCACGTCACGTACCGGTTCACGGAATGCTACCAAATGGATAACATCAGTAATGCTGCCGCTGATAACTTCAAATCTTAGGTCCAGCCTGCGCTCAACCTTATGCTGAGTACGTTCTTTTAGAAAGCCCTTGCCTAAAGACATTGCAATGTTGCTCATTGCCGATTGCTGTGCAGCGTCAGCCTGCTCCTGCGTACGCAAATCCCGCAGGTCGTATTTAATAGGGAAGTAGCCACCTTTTAGCGAATATAGTTTTCTATTCTCGCCAACAACATTAAAGGCCCTAGGAGCCTGCTTCTGCAGAACGGCACCGGTCATACGAGCTTCTATTTCACATATCTGATCCCAATGGATATCGTAAAGCTTCCAGATACTGTTGACGAGATTCCAGTCGCGCCCATCTAAATGTTTCAACACATCTTCAACTTGATAATTAGATACATGATAGCCGTCCAGTACGCGCTGCTGGTTCGTTTCAGTGCCCCAGTTAAGCGCAATCATAATCGCCTGTTCCTTGGTAATAACCGATGAGCCAAATTTATAGCGGCGTTTGTTACGCATATCTGCCAGTTCCTTGGGAGAGTAAGCATCAAACAGTCCTTTCAATTTCTTCTGCATATTCACGGCCATCTTCAGCTCTTTATCTGCAGCTTCCTTCAGAGGGTCATAGATATAGCGCAGCGCCACATCACCCAGCTTTTTCAGCTCCACCTCCGGCTTAATCAGTAACCTGTCAGCCTGGTCTATAAAGTTTGCAGCGTCATCCTGCCATCTGTTTTTATTGGCACCAGTCGGGTCAGCGTTGGCGCGCTCCACCATACGCTGGCGTGTCTGCCCTTCAATCTCAGCAACTGCTTCATCAACAGTCAAGGTTCTGCCATCCTTGGTTTTAATCGTGGCCAGCTTCATATTATCCATGCCGCGCTTATAGATAATATGCATAACCTGTGCCACCAAATCAACCTGCATATTGCTTAAATCCTTATGCCCTGCTTTACGTTTATTGCTGTTCATCGCCGCCCGCAGGAACCATTCAGGGAGATTGGTCTGGCCATCCGGTCCGAAGAACGGAGACTCCAGCATAAGGCCGCCTTCTTCCCTTGTAGCGTCTGCTTTCATCAATACCTCCATGATGCCCTCATAATGCGGCGGTACCGGTGCGTCTGCGTCAGAAAAGCCAAAGACGTACATAAGATGATTATACGCATAACGTTCATCTGCAGATATGTTCTTCGCCTTGCTGATTGTCTGCTGCTTGCGCTTTAGGCCATCTTCAATCTTCTTTATCTGCTTGGAGTTGCGGACAGCTCTGTCAGCAAACATATCATATATCAGCTGAGCCTGTTTGTATTTGACGGCCTTATCCCAGTTGCCTTTGATAAGAGATTGCTCGGAATTGTACTGCGCCTGCGCCGACTTTCTGCGCCACATCTGGTAGTTATTGGCATCCTCAATAGGCATAACCTCCAGCTTCATCTCGACGAATTGCACATAGTCCTTGTAATGACGAAGTGCTGCATCACGCAGGCCACGCACATTAGCAAGCAGCTCGCGCTTATCCTGCTTCAGTCCCTTTGTTTCTGCAGTAAGCTCTTCTATCTGCTTGCTCTGCCTGGTCATCTTGTCTACCGTCTTAATGACACCTTTTTCTGCAGCATCATTCTTGTCTTCGGCCTCTATTCTGGTAGTCATGTTACGCTGCTTTTTGGCAATGCGCTCAAACGTTTCCAGCTCCATCGCCGTGGCCAGCTTACGATATTTGCTCTCCTGCACCACTTCTTCCGCACGTTCACGGAAATACTGAGCATCTATGCCGCTGTTATCTATCCCTTTCTTAAACTCTTTCATATGAGCTTCTACCGCAGCATCCAAGCTGCCGCCATACTCTTTAAGCTGCTTAACGTAATCTTTCACGTTCATGCCAAGTGTTTCGCAGATAACAGACCTGCTCGTATTAGGGTTATTCTTGATATGCTCCTGAATAATAAATACCGGTTCTGCGGCCAGCTTCTCACGGTATTCCGCTTCTTCACGCTCAAACAGTTCCTTTTCCTGCTGCCGGTAATCTTCCTTGACGTCCTTCAGTGCTATCTTTAGCACCTTTTCCTCAGCATCAGCCTTGGCGCGCTCTACCATACGGCGATATACGTCCTTCGTGCTTCCCTCCAGATAGTCCAAACCACCGCTTTCGGCAAAATCATCCACGCCTTTTTTTCTCATAGCAATGTCGATTTCATCTTCACTGGCAATCATGCGGTCCATAACTGCTTTAACCTCTTTGGACGGAGCACCGCCAATCTGGCTGAATGCACGGTAAATTTTAGTCAGCCACTGCTTGAAGCGCCGGAAGATACTGCGCGTTGCTTCTGTAGGCGCTTCACCGCTCTTCAGATAGTTTTCAAAGCCGCGGGCAAAACGTTCCTGCATCCAGAGCCGTTGCATCTGTTCCAAGGTCATTGCCCTGCCTTCAATTTCAACGGAGCCTTGGGCAACTGCTGTTTTCATCTGCTCGTTTAGCTTTTTAAACTCGCTCTCCATAGCAGTGCCTTTGTACTCTTTGACAAATTGTGTATCATTCCACGCTGCCCACCGGTTAATCGTGGCCACATCATCCAGCAGCTGCTTCGGAGCATTCGGCAATTCTGCCAGCGCCAGCATATCATGCAGATAGATATGAGCCATCTCATGCATAAAGGTTGACTGGTCTGCAGCCTTGAACAGAGAGATAACCTTCTCGCCGGTAGTTTTAAAGGCAGTCTGGCCTTTGATTTTATAAAAGCCCTTCTGGCCTGCTTCCTGCATGAGTTTTTTGCTATCAAGCAGCTTAGTCTTGACCTCATTCAGCCACCATGGTATACTATTTATAACAAAGGATGAACTTGTTGACCCAAGTCCCGGATAGTAACCGGGGGCACTTCGGTCGGAAGTTTCATCCTTTATTTTTTTATTTATATCAATATCATGAAGAATAATTTCTCCATTTTTTTGTAACCTTATAACGCACTTAGCAAAGTATTCAGTGTTATCAATGAATACTTTAGCTCCATATGTTCTGTATTCAGTTACATATCTCGTCATGCGCTTTTCTCTATTTATATCTGGGATAGTAGTGTAGAGATAGATACTTCTATCTAATAATTGCTGGATATGTGGAATGACTTGCAATGCGTCAATATTAGCTGTGTGTCTCTTAATTTCTTTAAATACTGCCGTAGGAATGTTGATTTTATCTCCATACCTGTTAGTAAGATAAATTGAGTCACCATCTTTCTTGTACAGCTCATCAAATTTCCTTCTTGCCGCTTTTCGCTGTTCCTTTACGTCAAGACCAGTAAGTTCTGCAAATTCAAGTGTTACTGGTTTCATAGCATCCAGTTCATTATAAGCATCAATAACTTCCTGCGCTGAACGTTGTACAGTAAGCTCAGTGCCGATATGTACACTCTCACTTATGCCAGCATCCTGGTTGTAGCGCTCTATAATATCAATGCTCTTATCATCGAAGACGACATAGCAGCGGCCGTCTTTCATCCCTTCGTAAGTTATGCCTTGGATACCATGCTCATTAAGCAGCTCAGATGCTCCACGCCAATTATGATCCTCTTCGCCCATAGCCTTCGCCAAGGCATCATAAATTTTGTTACCTGTAAACATGCCCCCCAAAGTACCGGAAATATCAGCTTTTGCCTGATTGATAACCTCCTCTTTTGCAGCAGCATCTTCTGCTTTAGCACGCTCTAATTCTTCTTCTAAAGCAGCAGCCTGACTTCTGAGCTTCTGTTGTTCCTGATTACGATATTCGCCATCTGACTTTAGCTTTTCGATTTCTTCTTTGCTATATCCGTATCTTTCCAAGCTTCTTGCAAGCGTTCTATAGCCAAATGTATTAGAATTGCTCTCTAAAAGCTTACCAATGCCATCTGCTAATTTATTGAAGCCATCAATCTTAAACTGAACCTTGCCAGCATTATCAAAAGCTCTTAATTTAAAGTTCAGCAGATTTTCCCAGAACTTCATTGACCGCGCATCATCCAAAGATTCTATAGTATTTTTCAAAAGCGCTTGTACATTTTTGTTCTGATTAATGAAAGTCTTTTGTTCGTCTAGCAATACATCGTTTTCTGGAACTTCCACTTTCAGCAGGCGTGAAGTATTTTCGTACTTCACGTCAGCTTTTTCAATAATGTTTATCGCTTCTTCTAGTTTAGCAATATAGCTTTCTGTATTAGCCGTTCTTTTGGTTCCGGCAATTCTTTCCTTTAAGCTTTTTATTGCACTTTCCTTATTCTTGCTTCCGCTCATTGCATCAAACGTATCCAAAACAAATTCTAACGGCTCATTGTCAATAAGCTTCTGTCCTGCTGCTGTTGCCCAATCTCCCTCCTCATCAATTTTGTACGTAACCCCATCTACAATTACTGCGCCAGCGTCAGCCCCCAGCACTTCCTTGTATGCCTCTGATATTTTTCTATCCTTAGCAAAGTACAGGCCCCAGCCATGTACCTGGTCACCAACGCCATCGCCGATTTTGCCAATATCAAACCTTTCAAAATCGTAAGGCGTGCCATGCCATGCTTTCTGGTCTAATTTCATAGAGCCTATAGCCATCTGGTCTTCTATTATTAGCTTGCCTGTTTCTTTATCAACATAAGGTTTATGATTAAGGTCTTTGACTTTTGCTAAAATCTCTGCTAAACTATATTCAGAGGGAATTGTTTCTTTTGAAGCATCCCCTATCCCGCCATCTTTCAGGGAAGCTTGTCTCTGGGATGGCGGGATTTTTGTTGTGTAAACTTCGTATAAAGTTACTTCGTTTAATTTTTTTAGTACATTAGCAGATGTCCCAATAGCAGTAATGACCAACGTTTGAGCCTGTCCATTTAACTTTACTGGTATAACAAATCTATATGACAATGAACCTTTGATATCCTCACGTAACTTATTGTCTACTTCATTAGAATGCTTTGATGGATTTATCTCAACTAAAACTGCATTTTGCAAAATCTCTCTAGGATTACTGATGGTTAAATTTCTTCCCTGCCTTTCCGTTTTGTTTTTTCGCCCTCTTTGCGATTTTGCCAAAACAATATGACGCTGATCATATTCACTCATCTTGCTAAAATCAAATACACTTGACAAATCTTTTGTAGTGACCGGCTCATTTTCAGTTAATACATGTTTAATGTAATCTATGGCTTTTTGATTAGCCTCCGGAGTTTCTTTGTCGGTGCCTATATTGTCTTGCAAAACATCTAAATCTAAAAGTTTATATTTGGTATTTTCATTTATACCTATATTTACTGCCTGATTAAACTTCTGCTCCGCAGCTTCGCTTTCACTTCTGATAAGCCCAATACTACGCGCATAATCAAGCGCAGTATATTTAGTATGGCCAACCTGTCTATGCAGCTCAGCCATGCGGTCTGCCATTCGTGCGGCAAGGATAGCACTCATCTGTGCTGCCTGCCGCACTTCTTTGCTTTCAGCGCCTTCCAGCTTGCCACGCAGCTTACGGTATACCTCAAAGCCTTCTTCGCTCAGGCCTTCAGTAATAGAGAGTTCGCCCGGATCTATTTTTTCCAGAGCAGGAGTCAATGCATTCAATCTGCGGATAGCTTCTTCCGTTGCTTCCATAGCTGCCTTGTTATTCTCATACCATTGGTTCTCTTCCGGAGTGCGGTTTTCCCAGCCAAAGAGTCCATACTCGTTGTGGCCGGTCCAAATCTCACGCGCCAGCTCACGCAGCTCCATCTTAGAGGGCTTATGCTTATTCTCTTTATAGTAGCGCTGATACCATGGGTCGTTATTGCTTACCTTGATGCCACGCATCTGATTATCATATTCGGGGATTTCTACTACAGCTACGCCGTTTCCCATACCCTTTTCCAGCTCTTCGATAATCTGATTAAGCGGCTCGTCAATCTTGGCCTGCAGCGATTTTCTGATTTCCTTTACGCCTTCCTTAGGATTATCCGGGAAGCGGCGCAATACTGCCTCCGCTATCTCACGGGTTTCCGGAGTATGGAAGTTATTATCAAGGTAGGTATTCAAAGCATCTTCACGCTGGCGGTTCTCATATGCCAATATGCGGTCCATCTCGCGGCGCATCCTGCCGGCATATTCTCTGTTGCGTGCCAGGCATTCGCTGATATCGCTGAATGTGATGTAGTCTTCCAGATGGGCACCGATTTCAGTCGGCAGCAGCTTAGATACATAATCTGCTGTACTGATTTTCAAGTCTGCCTTAGTGTCGATGATGTCTTTAAGATACTGTTCGCCTATGCCTGCTGCCTTTGCTGCAGATTTCAAAAGCTCATAGCCGCCTTGCTGATTAAGGACGTACTCTGTATCTATGTTAATAGTTTCCAGCTCCGTGCCTTTGAGCTGATTATTCAGTACTTCGTTATATACTTCCGGAGCTTTTTTAAACAAAGCATTGTTTTTGATATCCTCAGCAAGACTTCTCAGCATAGATATGCCGTTAGCATCACGCAGGTTAGCCTTCTGTTCTTCGCTTTTCAGCTGCAGCGCCGCGGATGCACGACGCATAAAGGATACCGTGCTTGCTCCATGCGCACCAGCGCCAAAGCCGATCGACGCAGGCAGCGCCTGCCAGCTTGCCTCCAGCCCGCCAACAATAACGTCCTTTGCCGTATATGTAGGGATATCACCGCCTGGATTGTTTGCTGCAGCAATATCAGAAATAATTCTGTTGCTCATCTCCTGCACTCCTTCTTCCGCGCTCTCGGAGATGGCCACTGTTCCGATGTTCTTTGCACTGTCACGCAGATATGCGGCAAGCAGGCTCTGCAGCTCCGTGCTGTCCTTGGCACTGCTGATAATTTCTTTGATGCTCTGCGCACCTGCACCGCCTTTGATGACGCTTAGGATTTTATCTGCGTTGCTGAATTCTATGCCTGTTTCCAACGCTGCCGCTACAGCAGCATAGCTGCGCGCCTGATTATCTGTCAGCAGCTGCCTGCCCTGCTTATCCTTATAGCCTCTGTAATCAAGGTAGTTGTTGCCGGCGATTTCGTCATACATATCCTGCGCCATACCGATACGGCTGCCGACACTATAACCAATCTTGGCACCTGCTGCCGCGCCTGCAGCAGCACCTGCACCCAGCGTTGCACCGCCACCGGCAATGCCGCCGAGAAGCGCGCCGAAGCCAGCGCCATATACGCCCATCTTCTGGCCATTAAGAGCATTACGCAGCATCATCTTGCCACTCTGCACCGTGCCTCCGACAATAGCACTCATCGGGTCCTCAAAAAGCCCCGGCAGTTCCTTGGTATTTTTCTGTGCTTTTTCAATTTCTCCTAAACGTGCAATGTCAGCATCCGTCAGCTCCTTGCCGTTCATAGCGGCGTAACCCATACGGCCGCGCTCGCTCATCAGGTTATCAAGCTCCCAGCCGGTCTTAGCTGCTTCAATAATGCCCTGCGTCTGGCGTACGTTCTTTAAGTTATGCAGAGCAATAGCAGCGTCAGTATCACTCAGCTTGGCCAGCTCGCTCAGCTCAGGGTAGGCCTCAAACACTGCCTGAGGGTCCATAGCCTTCTGCTGATAATTATATACATTGCGTGCGTTGGCCAGATTATCAGCGTTAGCCAGAATGGCATTTTCCGGAATGTTTGTGGCCGCGCTGATTTTTTTTGCTTCCAGCAACACATCGTCTTTACTGTAAAAGTACTTTTTATAAGCGTTGGTGTTTTTTACCATGTCCACAAAGCTGTTATCGCTTGTGCTTACTGGCTTAATGCCATTAGCTGCGTTAATATCAGCCAAGTCCTTTGCTTTTTCTTCTGTAATCTTATTGTCTACAATGCCATAGTCAGGCTGAACATCACCATGAAACTTCCACGTGCTTTCACGTACCGTAGCGTATGGTGATTCCATTTGTCCCTTAAGGAAATTCAATCTAGATTCATCCATGCTGTTCGTCCTCCTTATCCGATTCTGTTTTTTAAATCTTCGCCGCTCATACTAAAGATTCTACCGTCCATCATCTCTACTTTGTAAATACCGCCGCCAATCGGGGTTATGCCATTAGATTTTATTCCAGCACGAGCTAAGTCAGCATTGCTTGCCTCTACATTGTACTCGTTTGTACCCCAAAGCAATCCAGGTTGCCTGTATGTAGCAACTGTATGTTTTGTTAAACTATCAATGCATGCTTGGATAACTTCACTGTCTGATGGTTGTACTCCATTTTTTGACATATAGTTTTGTATAAATTCTCTACCAGCATCTTTTGCTCCAATCCACTGCATTTGAGCGTATTCTCCTTTTAGACCAGTACTTGCTTTTACAATGCTTTCTATCTCACCCCAATTATATTTATATGCGCCAGTTCCTTTACGGAAATTATCGTATGTCGTCATCAATGAATCATATTCAGATTTACTTGGTCCATAGTTCAGAACGAAATCAGCAAATTCTTCTTTGTCATTGAAGTAACCGCCTTCAAGAAGCTCTGTAAGCTTTTGCTTTTGTCCCACAGCTAACCCTTTGCCTGTACTAACACCGGAGCTTCCAGAGCTTGCACGTTTTCCGAAAACGTCTACGTTACCTGCCCATGAATAAGCTGTGCTTACAGCCCCACGCGCCATCGAACGCATTTTTAAATCAGTGCCGCCAAAAACATCCGCCTGTCTCAGCGCCTCTTCTATGGGTATGCCGCTTTCAAACATTCTTACAGCTTCCGAAGAGAAATTATCAAATGCCTTATCCTTGGCCATCCTTTTTCTTGTGTTTTGCACTGAGAAATAGGACTGCATTTCTTGCAGGCTTTTATTCATATCGGTCTCATCCATACCGCGGCCGCCGATATGGCTGTAGCCTACCGTATGATATCCGGCAGCATCCAGCGCCAGCTCACTCACTCCATGCTCACCGCTCTGGATAACCTTGCCGGTCTTGGCATTGTATATGCCGACATGGGTAATGCCCTTATAGGCCTTGGTGTCAGAATGTACATCATCCGGGTTGTCGCTCGTAGCGTACTTGCTGCCATCTACCTGCCAATAGACAATATCTCCGTCCCTTAATTGTTTACGGTCATTAAACGTCAGCCCTTTCCGTTCTGCGTTAAGGTAGGTACCGTCAGCCAAGCTGCTGGTAATGTCATAATCACCGCCAGCCGTCTGAATATATTTTTTTACAAAGTTAGCGCACTGATTGCTGCCCCAAGCCTTGCCTTCCTCTCCCTGTGCAAACGCCAAACCTTTGGCGATATCTGCCGTACCACTATTTAATTGCTTATATTCAGCCGCAGCTTTCTCAAAGTCCCCATCGTATTTGTCATAAAGTCCGCTGAATGACTTTATTTGTTCATTGCTTTTCTCCCTTGCACTGATAATCTTGTCATATTGGATACGTTTCTGCGGGTCCATAAGATAACCGTAGGCCTGCAGTATCTCGCCGCCACGCGTCCATCCTTCGCTGCTGTCTGAATTGATAGCTGCCTGCGCTGCCGTCTCTGCTACCGCAGCCTTCCATTTGTTGCTGGCTTCAGTAATCTTTTCCTGGCCATAGTTGGCATACCTTGCCGCAGTCATAAAATCGCCGCGGCGCATAACAGCGTCCAGATCATCATTGTTGTGCCAGTTTACAGCTACGTCCTTCAAAGCTAATTTGTATTGATTGTTAAGCTGCGTATCCTGGTACTTCTCCATCTCGCCCATGGTATAACGTTCCATCTGGGCACGCTGGCCGGTCCAGTCACGCTCAATGGTATTGTAAAAAGCCTTGCTTCCCAGCACCCCGCGCAGCGTCGACGGTCCTTTTTGCATAATGCCATTGATAATCTTCTTGCGCCCTTCCTCGTACTTGGTAAGGTTATCCCTTGCGTTCTCTTCCTTGTTCTGCAGCAGCTCATTCTGCAGCCTGCTCATCTGCATATTGTAATCATTATTGGCCTTCATCACGTCGGCAATGGCTATCTGCTCATAGAGCTTCTGCCCTCCCTCGACCATCGTATTGGTAAGATTTGCATTTGCCCTTGCCAGCGCCATCTGCCCGCCCATATCAGGATGCACACCGCTCGTCTGGCTTGCAGGCGTACCGAGCTTTGCCTGGTTCTCGTAAACATCAATTACTGCCATATTCTGCTCCTTTCCTATATACGCAAAAAGCACCCAAGGCTTAGCCTCAGATGCTTTCTACGTTGCTAATTTTTTAGAGTATGATGAAAATGGGAGAATGGCTTCCCTTCCGCACTATCATTTTAACACACATACTTTGCCGATTTGTAAAGTACAAAATGACATTTTTACCATTTTGCTTTCGCCCAGCCATCATTACTGTAGCTTGAGATGCCGCCACCGGTATGAGCAGGCAGTCCTTTCATCTCTGTGTAGCCCGGTACACTGTAGTTTTGCAGGCCTACGCTTTTACCGGCTGAGCTTTTCAACGCCCCCATGCTTTTGGGCGTATAAAGATTAGACGCTACGCTCAGCCCTGCCTGCAGCATGCTGTTCATCATAGCGCGCTTGCCTGCCTTACGGTAGGCTCTGGCGCTCGACGCATAGGCATCGCCCTGATTCAAATTGTCCGTACTCTGTTGGAAGATGGTATCTACCTGCTGACGCGCATTGTATCTCTCAAAGGCAAGCTCCTGCTCCTGGTTAAACTGGCTGTCTGCCATCGCCGCCAGTGCACTGCCGCTTGCCGTGATTCCGGCCGCGCCGATGTTGGCTCTCTGCTGCCCCTGCAGCTGCAGCAGTCTGCGGCGTTTGTTTTCCTCGTTGATTTCATTATTCTGCGCCTGCTTCTCGGCCTGCTCCTGCAGCTTCTGCGCATTGTTATAGGCGATATCAGCATTTGCCTGCGCCTGCGCCGCCTGTGCGTTGGCCTGCTGACGTGCTGCACGTCCCTGCAGATAACCGCCCAAGAGAGTTGCACCAATCATTACTCCTACGCCCATGCTATCCCTCCTTTAAAATTCTTTCGTCAAAATAAAATTCCCTGTGCGGCAGATTGTATATTCCGCATTGCACCGGTTCCGATATCTCAGCGCCAAGCCATCTGAGCCAGCGCAGGATTTCTGCGTTTCCAGCATCAACCTTATTGGACATAGGCCCATAGGCCGCCACAATCGCCCTCAGAAAGCGTTTGGTATATCGCCCTACTACTAGCCTATGCTTCAATGTTTCGTCGGTCATGAGCAGCCAGACGCATTTGACAGAGCATATTGCAGCCGGGCTTCTTACTCCATATATAGCTGCAGGTATGCCGTCAACATAAAAGCAGCCAATCAGTTCACTATATCTGACGCTTCTTTTTAAAACATCCAGCTCATGTCCAGCACCATACAGCGCCGTCAGCTCCTGCCTGTTGTCCTGCCGCAGATGTGCGGCCACGTATTCAATATCTCTATCAGACGGACGAGAAAAAGTATATTCCGCCATATTATCCTCCCGGCACAATCTCCGGCACAATGGCCAATACCGTCATCGGCAGCGGCGCATCCTGCTTAATGATAAGCTGCTGCGTTTCGTCCCAGCCTGCAGCAGGCAGGACGATTTTTTTCTTACCGGTGAAAAGTTTTGTAGACTGGCCATATGCTTCAGTATCGCGCCATTTGATTTCATCCAGTTTTTCCTCACTCAGGCCATACAGTCCGCCACGCGTGTTTTTAAAGAGGACGGAAAGATTACCTATGCGCTTCTTGCGGCTAATGGAGCTGCCGTCCTGCATCTGGAATTCTATCGGCAGTGTCTTTATGACTGCATCAATAGGCAGTCCTACATGCACAACACTGTAGCCATGCTTTTCGCTCAGCGTAACTTTACCGCCTTCCACCTTCTGCTGCGGCAGCGCGTTTCCGTCAGCCAGTATGGCCACGGTTTCACCCTCCAGCCACGTCAGGCCCGTTACCTCTTTTATATCGCTGCCACGTACGGTTATGCCGTCGTCAACATAAATCTGTTCTTCCGGCACATCGTTATCGTTCCTCTTTTCCAGCATAACGTTCTCGTATTGGCCGTTACGTTCTATGACAGCATAAAGCTCGTCACATTCTCCGCCAGGGATGCAGCAGACATTGACAAAGCGCGCATTCTTAATGCTATGCTTATGCCATGCGTAGATATCCTGCTCCTTGATATAGGTCAGTCCCAAGAGCAGGCCATCATCTCGGACAAACCATATGATGCTGTCCGGAGTCTGCTGGTAGGTCATAGCTACTACTTTGTGGCCATCGAAGAGATGAGAGCATAGTAGGTTGAGGTCATCGCCGGTGTATTTATCAGCCTCATAGCTGTATGCCAGGTCACGGATGATGTTGCCCTGCTGCTGCGCAAAGACAATTCTGCTGCCTACAGTTACCGGTAATACGTCAGATATGCCGCGGTATTCCTGCGCCTGACTTAAAGTATTGCTAGGCGTGAGCGCTTTGCCTTGGCCACCACTTACCTTATATTCACCGCCGCTTGTCAGCAGAATCAATTCTCCAAAGGCTACCATTGCTTTGATACCGTTCATCTGGCCGCCGTTTAGAGTAGCCGTTACTGCATCATCGTCTACCACAGGTGTTGATGTTCCGAAATTATAATAATCTCCTACCTTACTGCTCCAGAACGTCTGCGGATATCTTGTGCTGCCGGCAAATACCAAGCGGTCTTCAAAGAAGCCTGCTGCAGACGGATAGCCCTTGCTCCTGCTCCACGGAGAAAAAGCCCAGATTTGCGTAGCGTCTGTACTGCCAATCGTGCGCAATACCTTGCCTTTAACCTTTTTACCGCTGATGTACTCAGTAATTTTTATAATACCGCTATAATCATTGCCGAAGCTCTGCACAGTGACGTAACCGGTCTGCTTCTCATTCTCACCGCTCCAGATGGTTGTATCAAACTCTGTTGAGGTTACCCTGTACCTGACAATGTATTCCTCTTCGTTCTTTTCGGTAAAGTTGTAGTTCTGGCTGTGATTGCCGTCCTGAGTTCTTACAAGCTCCCACATAGAGCTGTTCTCGTTATATTTTTCCAACGAGAAGTTTCCCTTCCAGAAGCCGAAGCTCTCTACATAGACGCTAGAGCCCGGCAGGCAGCTTACCAGCAGCGCATCCGTTGCATCAGGTTTGCCTTTTTTGTATTCGCTTTTTTTATAATGAGTCAGCTCAATAAGGCTGCCAATGTTATCTTTCTCAAAGATATCCTTATCGGCCGTTAACGTGACTTCGCCTTCCGTCGCACTGGCCGTTATCTTCGCTGCCTTGCTGCCATAGCGGAAGCGGATATTACAGTACCCGTCACCGCCGCTTTTGCCGTTGACGCTGGCAGCATCTGTTCCCTTTATGCCACCGGCAGCACCACCGCTGTAGCTCGCACCTTTGCTGCCTGGTGTAGTCTGGAACCGGAAAAGAATATGGCCGCCACTTCCAGCTCCACCACCTTTAACTGTCCTGCCAAACGCAATCGTGTTGCCGCCAGCGCCACCAGCATCTCCATCAACGGTCAAGTATCTCCCCGACTTTTCGCTTAACCTGCCGTTACCACCTTTACCACCAGCACCAACCTCAAGCTTATACTTTTGCCCAGGCTGAACATCAGTTGAAAAGCGGATGTATTCACCTGTGCCGCCATCACCTCCGGGAGCCGTATATGTTCCTGCGATAGCAGCGCCGCCACCACCGCCGCCAGCACCAGCCAATTCCACCGAAATATTGGTTACGGTATCAGGAAGCGTCAGCTCGTAGGTTCCAGGACCATAACGATATAATTGCGTTACCTGCTCATCCTCCGTTGCAGTACTGCCATTGCTGTCCTCAAACGGACCGCCTGTTATAGGCATCTGTTCCCAGCGCCAGTCATATGTACTGTAGCGCGTAAGCGTCATAGGGTAATGATCAGGATGCACGATAAAAAGCACGTCAGCACTCTGCGTATATTTTATTTTGCAGATACCCTGCAGGTCGGCTGGATTAAGATTGTTGCTTATTGTATAAGGCTCTCCGTTATCCTCTACTATGTATTGGCCGTTGTACAGAAAGCGGCAATGCCCTGCAGTGACTTCTATGATATAGGTTTCATTGGTGTTATACAGAAAGGGGATATAGAAGGCACGCTTGCCTCCATAGGTTACGCCAATATGCCGGAAACCGTTGCGGTTACGCACGCCACCATAACGCTGCACCGTAAAGTTTTTTAACGTGGCAGCGCCGCTATCATATTTGTTGATATCGACGCGGCCGTACATGCTGTCCGACAATTCACCGCCGGCAAAGCTGGGCTTCAGTTGATACAGTCCCATTCTCAGCCCTCCCATCTGGCGTTGGCCAGTCTATCCTGTACAGCTTCTTCCTGATTGTCTTCTGCAGCATCCTCGCCAGCTGCTTCCGTAAAGTAAGCATTGTATGCCTGGATAGCATTTGTCGCAAGGTTCATGTTACCGGTCAAAGCGAACGCCATCTCCGCCGCCAGCTTCCAGCTGAAGGCTTCAATGAATTGGCTGTCGAAGGTTTCACTGTCCTTTACGTCTGCAGTATATTCCACGTAGGCGTTAGAGATATTACTGTATATCTTGCGTCCGCCGTTACCGTTCATAATGCGGAAGTAATTATCTTTAGGCAGGCCAACAAAGCTGTCATTGTACATAAGGCGTATCGCCAGAGCATCAGAAGGATATTGATAGACGTATTTATAATCAGGTGCCGTTTCATTAAGCAGTGCCAGCTGCACACGCTTCGTTGCGAACGTCCAAGGAAAGCGGCGCAATACATTCTGACGGGTAAAATTGAAATAACGTGTACAGATTCTTGCAGGCTGGCTTGCCTCATCCATGCGGTTGATTTCGTCTACGCCGATACGGCCAAGCGCAAGGTTGCAGATTTCAATATTGTTCATGGTTTCCTCCTAAAAACAAAAGGCCGGAATAAGCTCCGGCCCGATGTTATTCTCCGCGCAGAGCGGAAATCAGTTCTTGTTTTTTTGCATTCTTCGGCGGCTCCAGGCCGTTTGCACGTGCCAACTTCTGCAGTTGGCCAACATTCATATCTTCCAAAGAAGAAGGCATGATATCCGGGTTTTCCATGCTGCCAGACGTTTCTTCCGAAGGTTCTTCATCCGAAGGCACTTCGTTGGAAGGCGTTTCGCCCAAAGGTTCTTCATCCGAAGGCTCGTCAGCATTTTTGTTCAGGGCCAATCTTTCAGCTGGATTATAAAGCGGTTTGAAATGCTCCGGCACATTCTCACCCAGCTCCACCACTTCGCCCTTTTCCCAAAGTCTGCGCTGCCAATAGCAGGTGCGGATTACTTTGTATCTCATACCGGCACCTGAATATCCGGGGACAGATATGCCCAAATCTTGCCGCCTGCCGGAGCGGTAGTATCACCGGTGATTTTTACGCGGACGTAGCGGCCCTGCGGTTGGATGGACGCGAAGAATTGCGCCAGCTGGCAGGCATGCTTCTGCTGCTCGGCAGTTTTGCCGATAGTCACCACCATCTCAGTGATAGGAGCAGAGAAGTTTGCGTCAGCGCTGGTCTGCAGCTCTACGCTTTTGACGCGGCCGGCAGTTACGCCCTTAGTCAGTTTAACATCAACATAGAGCGGTCTCAAAGATTTGTTGCGGCCGATATCAATTGCCTTACTGGTGACAGTCGCTGCAGTATCGACATTTTCGCAAAGAATAAGCTTTGCATCAATCATTACAGCCATGTTCTTACCTCCTTATTCTACCGGCACTTTAGATTCAGTGCTCAGGATAGCATCATTACGCAGGATGGGAGAGCCCCAGAAATGCTGAATACGCTTGCCGCCGAAGTCTTCCAGAGAAAGGTTAACATTGTTTTTCTTCTGTGCAATGATATTGATCATGGTCTGCACCTTACGGTTACAGAGGATAACAGTACGGCCATGGTCAGGATTTTCAATGCAGTCATATACTTCAATCAGTTTGTCGATGAAGTCAGTGCTGCTGGTATTGGTAGTATCAATGTTGGCCAGACGTGCTACATAGCGCGGGTCACGTACGCAGAGGCCTACGTCCCAGTTGTACTGAGATTCATAGCCCCAGTATTCAAGGTTATTCTCATCTCTCACTTTAACACGTCCGTTGTCACGATAGCTGTAACCGCCAGGCACACCTTCCGGAGTGATGCCGTAAACAGTATCAGGAGCAAAGGTCACTACCCAAAGGGAGGTCAGATTGTTGCCGGTACCGCCCGCGTCAACAATCTGATTGGCGTAGATTTCATCCTGCCCAGCCTTATCATAGTAGAAAGCGCCAAGGCCGGTAAAGCCAGCAGGGTTGATTTGTTCATCACCATAGAAGAAGGTAGTAGACATCTTCTGGCTCATAGCTTCCTGATGTGCATAGTTTTCATTGAGTCGATAGGTATTGCTGTTCTTGTTGAGCTTCATCAGTCGCTCATCAATCTGTGCAATGGCCTCAACACCGCCGGTAGTAAAGCTTGCCTGGCCAGTGCTGGATTTAGTAGGTGCTACGCCACGGTTAATAATACGCCATGCTACATCCGGCAGGCTGGTTCTGATAAGCGCCTTTTCAACGCTGCCGCTGTTGCAGGTTCTCATAGGGAACACTTCCCAGAGACGGTTGGTTTTAGCCTGCAGCTCTACGACCTGCGCCGCTGCTTCATTACCTGCAGAGCGATACTGCTGTGCAATATCATACATAGTTGCCAGGCCGGTATTATTATAAAGTCCGGTTTGTGCCATTTAATTCACTCCTTTAGTATTTGCTGTTAGGGAAGAGGATATCTTCTGCCCGCGGGGTTCCCTTGCCGCCGCCGACATGAGTATCTGCCGGCTTATCTTCACTGATAAGCTGGCCGATATTTACAAAGAGCTTGCAGACTGCAGGATGATTGATAGCACCGGTATCAATCAGCACCTGCATCGCCTCACTGCCGCCAAAGGTATTTACAGCTGTTCTGGCAAAGCCAAGGTTTTCCTGACTGGTCAGCCCCAGCTTCTCGCATTCAGCGATATTCTTTTCAACGGCATCTTCTGCAGCATGCATATAGCCGTTGATAATCTCGCTGTGCATTTTCAGCAGGCTGTCAGCCTGTGCCTGCGAAAGCTTTGCATCCTTAGCTATGGCGGTAAATGCTGTTTTCTGTTCATCGGTGATTGTAAGGCCTTCGCCCAGGTTAAACTCATAGCTTTCCGGTACTTCGCCAGCTACGCCATCACCAGGAGGATTGCTGCCGCCATCAGGATTATCAAAGATACTTTTACTGCCACCTGCAGTACCACCGTCACCACCGGTGCTTCCATCGCCACCAGCTCCGCCTTCACCGCCGCCAGCATCGCCGCCGTCAGGAGCCAGAAAGAACAACCATTTCTTTCGCATTAAACACTACCTCCTTCAAATTGGTCATAGAATTCATCTTTGTGTTTTTCTTTAGGACGGTCCCGCGCTTCCTGCCGCATCAGCAGCTCCAGCTGCAGGCCTTCCTCAGTATCATCTCTCAGCATACGGAGCAGTTCTTCACCGACGCTGCGCCGGCCTATCTCATACCCCATAACACTTCCTTCACCGACAACATAGTTGGGAACATGCACTTCCATGGTGTCAAGCAGCTCATAAATAAATTCCCTGCCCGTCTGCGTCTGCATGACGTTTACGAGCAGTTCAGCAAATCTTTGCTTTTCCATCAGCTCATCCCCATTCTGCTCAGCATATCATCCAGAGCATTATCCGTATTGGCCGGCACCTCACTCAAAAGCCTTGCAGCTTCCGCACCGGTCTTGGCCGCCTCAGCGCCCTGTGCCATCTGCGCCTGCTGCATCTGTGCTTCCTGTGCCTGCTGGCGTTGCTCTCTGAGCTGCTGCACCTCATCTTCGCTGCGCATGATTTTCTCAGGCGTACCGCTGATAACGCCAACCTCACGGATTACGTTGTCGATGTTAATAATGTCGGCAGCTTCAGGATAGATACCTGCTACGTTACCCACCATACCAAGTACATTCTGTACACTCGGCAGGCTTACCATCTTCTGCGCCTGCGCCAAGAGGCTCACAAAATTAACCTTCAGCTCATCTGCAGTAATCTCTTCCGGCATAGGCGGAAAAAGCTCGTTGCGCATACAGAGTCCAAACGTACGCAAGGTCAGCGGGTCCAGCACCTCATTATGGAACTGCTCCAGCACCGGCCCCAGCATAAGGATTTTCTCCTCGTGACGTTCCGCGACTTCCTTAGCAGTCATCTGCGGATTGTTCTGCGCCTGCGTCAGCATTACCATAAGGTCATTATAGAACGTAGCGCTTATCTGCTGCCGTTTATCATTGCTCAAGGCTATCATGCCTTCGTAGCGCTTTGCTCCCGGCGGTATCATCGGATAAGCATTCATCTGCGTACCATCGGGAATAAAGTTGTTTGCACCAGGCTGGCGGTTGACTTTCTTCAGGCTTGCCGGAAACATCATAGCCGGGTCAGCCTCGTTATCCATGCAGCGGAGCTTTGCTTTCTCGATACGCTGCAGCTGCATACAGTTACCCAATGCGTTATGCCCAGGACCATAACCATATTCGCAGTTGGCCACCTTGGTCCAACGCGGCATAATAAACGGCTGCTCCTTGTAACCGCTGATACGCAGGAACTGCTGCTGATTGCCACGCTCCCAGTAAAAGCTCTGCCATGGGAAGTTACCAGGCTTTAATTGGTCAGGCTTATACTCATTGTTTTTGACGATGAGCATTTCAACCTCAAAGCGTTGTGTATGGTCATTGTTGTTATACGCAGTCTTTACGGCCACGCTCACGTTATCAATGCCAAATTCCGCTACCATCTGCGGAGCGGTCAATTCAAAACGCCTGCCAAAGGAATAAAGCCTGCCTCTTGCGTCCACACCGCCGGTGTATTCGCCGCAGGTGTAGCTGCGATGCCAGAGCGCGGTATCATAGTCCTGCATCATCAGCGCCGCCGCCGTGCCAAACTGACACAGCTCAGCCTCGATATCGTACAGCATAGCGTAGGTGTTGCCACGTGCATATACGGCCATCATGACGTCACGCACATCATCTAGCCATTGGCGTACCGGATGATATTCAGCCTTTTCCTGGTCAGCCAAAGACAGCTCAAACCACGGACGGCTCGGGGACGTCAGTCCGCTCTGCAGGCCAGCAGCACACTTGCCTGCCGCATCCATCGGATAAGGGTCGATGAGATAGCGGTCACGCCGCTCTCCGTCAATGCTGCCGCCACGCTCATGGAAGCGTCCTCGATATGGAACGATATACCGGGACAGAAGTTGCCACGTCGGTTCAAACGAGGCGCGCCGCTGGTACATCTGCTCCAGAACGAAGCGCTTATCCTTAAGCAGCTTTGAGTCACGATAGATTTCTTCAAACATTGCTATTCACCCAACAATGCTTTCTTGATTGTATCTACCATGCTGCCGCCGGTCTTGTTGGTAAAGTTACGGCCTCTTGCCTTGCTCAGCTTTTCACGCAGCGATTCACGCTGTCCTTCAGTCGCGCTGTCAATAGTTGCAGCGCTCTGGCTTCCGGGTGCGTTCTGCTTAATCTGCGTTCCGCCGCCACCACCACCGCCGCCATGCAGCTGCATAATGATTTCTTCCATGGTCTCACCTCCTACCACATTCCATGAAACGGATCATATTCTTCCTGCGCGCCATTATCGACGCTCCAGGCGTATTCATGTTCCTGTTTTCTGCTTAGTACCGGAAAAGCAAAGGTCAGCGCCAATGCATCCGCCCTGTTCGGAGACGGAAGCCCGCGCTTTTTCATACTCTCCTTGCTCTCCAGCTGCACTCTGCCATCGTCACGCGGAGCAAGCTCCGGTCCTACGAGGTCATCAGCCAGCACGTTGTCATCGGCCGATATTGCACCGCCATCCATAAGCCAGCGCCGCATATCCTGCCACATAGCTGCTCGCTTGTTGATGCAGTTAGGCGGTATACCTTTTGTGCTGCCAAATGACACCAGCGTCCAATTCCTGCCCCACGCATCGCCTGCACTCTTGATACCTGTACCATAGCCAAGGTCGATAAAGACTGCATCAGCATGGTACTCATCCTCCAGTGCTGCAATCTTGCCGGCAAGCTGCAGGTCATTATCATTCTTCGGATATTCAAAGAGCAGCTTACTGTAGTTGCCCTGACGCAGGTATGCGCAGATTTTATCCGCGCCGGTCCACGCAGGGTCTACACCAATGATAACCGGAGCAAAATTATACTGATACGGCTTGAGTACTCTATGACGTGCTTCATCCACGATAGACTGGGAGATATACTGCTTATCGCTGGCCGACGGGAACTCGCCACGCACGCGGACCTTGAAGAAGTCGCTGTCCTCGCCGTAAATTTCGCGCCACGCTTCAATCTGCTTTTTATCAGAAAAGCTTACGCTGCGGCTGTCTACCCTGCGAGTGTGCCAATAATTTCTGTGTTTGTGAAAGCAATCATAAAAGCGGCCATTGGAACGAGTTGGGTTGCCAAAGCAGCACCAGATGATTTCTGTGTCTGCGTCAGTCAGGGCACCTTCCGTAACTTCCCAGATAGTGTCATGTATCGCTGATGCTTCGTCAAAGATAATTAAAATTCTGTTGCCCTGATTATGCAGGCCAGCAAACGCTTCAGAATTTGTTTCACTCCACGGAATTGCATCTATACGCCAAGTCTTTTCGTTACCGTCAGCGTTGCAGAAAATGCTTGTCGCAGTGTAGTCAAACAATGGTTTAGCTATCCACATGTTGTACCATTTGTTAAGCTCTGCCCATGTTTTAGTGCGAAGCTGCGCTTCCGTGTTAGCGGTAACAACGCCGCGCGTATCCGAGCAGGTACCCAGCGCCCAAAGAATGAGCCAGCTCACCAGCGCCGACTTACCAATGCCGTGACCACTGGCTACTGCTTCACGTATGGCAACATCAGCAGTTTTTACTTCGTCCTTTATTTCACGTAGTATGTCAAGCTGCCACTGTTCCGGCCCTTTCTTATTCTCCAGCGGAGTATCAGGTTCGCCCCATGGGAAAGAAAGTTTTACGAAAAGCTCCGGATCATGCTGGCACTCAGCAAGATAGCCTACTAAAGCATCGTAGTCTTCCTGGCTTATTTGTGGTTTCATGGCCCATTACTCCTTCTTTCGCCTTTTCAGCAGCACATTGACATTGCCGCTAATCTTAACCTCGGTCTTGAAAACATACACGCCATCCATTTTGTTCAGAACGTCAATCGCCCTGATTCTGGCCTGCACATCAGCAGCATCATCTTCGGCAATTTTACTGAGCACCAGAGCGCGTTTATCCAGCCCGATAATCTGCTTTCTGATAGCGTCATCTGCCAGCTCTTTTATGCGCTTCAGAATGTTAACATTTCTTAACAGCCTGGTAGCCTGCTGTGCGGCGGTCCTCTCACTGTACCCGGCAGCTATGGCTGCAGCAGTGCCGTTACCCTCATGCTTACGGTATTCCAGGCAAAATTTCTCCTGCGCCGGACTGAGCTTTTCCGACGTGGTTTTTTTACCAGCTTTTGGGGTAGTTTTTTTACCGGAATTTTTAACAGCTTTTTTGACTGCTTTTTTTACCTCTGCCATAGTGCCTTCACCTCCTTTGCTTTTTGGCATAAAAATAACCCCGGCGGAACGCTCCGTCAGGGCCTTTATTTTTACTTGCTATTTTGCACAATACTATTTTACCACGTCAAAAGCGCCGATTTGTAAAGTACAAAACGGCAATGCTTAAAAATTTTTTATTCCATGCTGCGCTGCAATAATAGCAGCGTCACTCAAAAACTCATTGCGCCAGGCGTAGAACGTCTGACGGCTCACTCCCTGCAGCCCGCTGATAACCTCCGGCTGGACGTGCCTGTTCTCGTAGTTGTCATAGTATTTGTGCATGACGTGGCCAATAGGCGAGTCTTTGTATAAGGCATACGTCTCCCTTATCACCGCCAGCCACTCCTCCGGCTGCTCAATGACAAGCTCATAGCTCCGACGTCCGATGTATACGCTAACCTTTTTCAGCGGCAGCATTCCCTTGAGTGCATCCTGCTGGGTAGGATTAGGCTTCAGCTTGTCCTTCAGCCCATGCGGATGCCTGCAGGCACGCGCTTCATCCACGGCCATCTGAATTTTTTTTTGATACTTAAAGCGTGTCTCTGCGACGCGCTGCCAGTGCTTTACCAGCAATCTGATTCCCCCTTCCCGTGCTTATAGCAGCAGCGGATATACTTCTTCTTGCGCCTGTCCGTTTTTTTGCTTGTATATAACTACCGAGGCAGATTCCGCCGCTGATATAAACGCCTACCTGCGTAGTCTTTTTGTTTTCAATGGTTTCCCGCCACCTAGTGCCAGGCAACGGTAATACTGATACGGATATCCGGTAATCTCGCTGACGTCCTGGACGACAGTATCCTGCAGCACATAAAAGCCTTTAGGTGCAGACGGCGTCTCACGCCAGCTGTCAGCCTTGACTTTCTCAATCTTACACTCCGGCTGCTCAAGGTTACGGCTCGTAACATAACGTCTGGCAAACACTCTGCGTTCTGGATCGTTGTAGGTCTTGTTGGTCTGCTTGATAAGATAGCTGGCCAGCCTGTCATAATCTCCGCTGCCGTCCAGCTCCGTTGCATGGATACGTCCATGCGGCCACATATCGCCAAGCTCCTGCAGCTTCAGCCCGCTATGGATAACAACATGAAAATGCATAGAGCGCTTACCGTATTCAGCTACAGCCACATATTTGAAATTTGAGCCGCGACGCTTGCATTTCTGTTTCACGTTGCGGCAGAATTTCTGGATATCTTTTTTTGCTTCCTGCGGACTGGTTGCTCTTTTCTCCGGAGCATAGGTCAATACACAATGCAGGTCCCCTTTTCCAAAATTAGTATTAAGCAGACGACGAAGATTCTTGTAGCTGTTGCGCTCGTTCACCTTGGCCATAGCTTCCGGAGTAGGATTGCTTTGTGGAGCACGTACTGTCATCTTTCCCTTGTAGCGGAAGGTCTGGTATTTTTCTACTTCGATGCATTTGCCACATCTCCATGTCCGTTTTACATACATTCTTCCGCTCCATTCTGCCTAAGTTATTTTGGCTGTTATTTTTTCCGGCACTGATATGCCACTCAACTAATATGCTTTATCAAGCTTTGGGCAGGTATTTCACCTGCCCATTTTCTACTATTATATATAGTTATTTTTTTGTCTTGCAGAAGCGCGGCAGCTTCCGTGCTTCCAAAAAGCACTTATCTTTAAGGGTTCTTTTTTTGTTCAGGTAGCTTCTGAGCTTCTTCTTTCTGTTGCAGGCCAGATGCTGAGAATACTTAATCAATTTTACATCCAGCACCTGATAGCCGAAATTAAAGATTCCCATCTTGCCTTTGTTTATATTTTTTAAGGCTTCTTCGCAGGTCAACATAAACTTCATGTTTCCGGCTCCTTCCAATTGATGTGCATTCCATATTGTTCGATGTACTCAAGATATTGTTCGGTGCTTTTATCTTCGCCCAGCATCTCAAGGCCGCGGCCGTAAAGCTCCGTGAATTTCTCCAATCTCGTATGGCGTACATGGATTTCTCCATAGTTCTCCATGAGTATCTTGCAGCATACTGCCAGTATCTGGTGAGTGAAGTATTTGGCATAATACGGTATCATCTTGTCACGCTCTGCCTGCATACCTGCTTCATAGCCCGCCTGGTAGATAGCATTATAGCCGGCCTTGCTGATGCCAAAGGGTTCATTGTCTCCGGCCTTAATCTTCAGCCGCTCTTCACCGCCCAACAGATGCAGCTTCTTCTGCTTTCTGCGTTCCATTTTTCTTAGCTGGCTCATGCGTCATCGCCAGTCTTGCTAACACGGATAAACTTATCACCGCAAAATCTATATGTCCCCTCAATGCCGGCTCTGTCATACCAGCCGGCTTCAACTTTATGTTTTCTGAGCCATGCCTCCAATACAGCGTTGAGCTGTTCATCAAGCTCTTTTCTCGCCTGCGCCAGCGCATTACCGGAAATAAAATCGCACCATGCTTCTGCACCTTCGCCAGCCTCATCATCTGCTTGGCTTATAAATTCTTCAATCAGATCATCCATATCAATATAAGGATGCCATTGGGATTCTTCTTGTTTAAGGACTATAACCAAATCACCCACAGCAAGGTCGGGGCGAATATCTTCCAAGGCTTCCTCCGGAGTATCGCACAAATAGCTAGAAACAACGCGGCCCTGCACCTCTGCGCTATATTGAAGAAAAACTGGTTTTTCCTTGGCCAGTTCATCAGCCAAGAGAACAGCTTCGGCAAGCTCTGCCTTTGCCTGCTCCAGATAATAAATCTCGCCGCTGCATTGCCAGTCATTGATGGCCAGCTGCGCCCGGTTCACATAATTATAAATCTCGTTGTTAATCATTTGTTCCTCCTAACAGCGCCAACGCGCATACCATAACGATAATTGTAATAGCCAGGTTAATTGTAAATTCATCTATTGCTGCGTCCATTATGCTGCTCCTTCCATAGCATTCCCAGCTTTTCAGCCACATCAGCGCCCATTACCACGCGTGTCCATTTAGGTTCTTGCGGCTTGCATTTTTCGCAATAACGTACGACTTCACAATGTCCATTGCGCCCGCAGCACTCACACGGAAAGCCATAAGTATAATACTTTCTTCTCAGCCGGAAAGATTTTTTGCCACAGATATCGCATCTGCCGTATTCACTCATGCTACCTATTGCCTCCCTCAAAAATATTTTGCTGGAAGATCTCGTGCGTACCTGCAGCTATGAGCTTTTCTTCGCTGCTCATCTGATAGCCAAGCTTAGTAAGCCAGTGATACATTGCCTCAAGTCTTGGGTTGAACTTGTATTCAGGATATCCCGTGCGGTAACCATTAGCATAAAACTCTTTTTCGTTATCATTAAACAGCTTATAAATAACCTCTATACACTGCTGTGTATTATCGTAACTTTCGTAGGCCAGTTTAACTGCTTTCTCATCACGCCGAGGGTCTAAGTACTTATCATCTATGCCGGCTTCTTTGCTTATGTCACCCCAAGTCATATATGTAATGCTGCGTAATACAATAAGACTATATGCTCCCATATATACAGCTTCTCGCTGCTTAGCAGTGCCCTTGAGATTTTCAACGAATGCTTTGCGCAGCTCATAATGTGTTGCAGCCATAGCATCGACTTTAAACCATGCTTCCTTGATACGTTTTTCTTTTTCAAGCTCCTTGGCGCTTTTTTTTATAATTTTAGCTTTTTTTGTTTCCTTGACATAAAACTCTACGTTTCTCGGATAGCTGGCCTCATAATACAGTCCCTCTGTTTTCTTGGGAATTTTATCTTTTGTTACCTCATACTCATAGAGGTCCAGACTGCCGACGCGTCTATACTTGCTGCTGTATTTATTGGCACTATCCGGAAATTTCTTGATGCCAAGACGTTCCATATCTGCCAGGAATACCGGCATGTTATCAGCAAGCTTTTCTTTATCCATAGCACGCTTCACCGCCAAAGCAAAATCATTTGTGCCAATCTTCTCCATTACTTCGTTTCTGGCTTCCATGTTTTTGATTTTGGCCAACTCATCAAATTCTTTCAGGCTAAGCTGGCGGGTAGAGCTTATCTTGTTCAGCTTGTTCTGGTCCAGCTTGGCGATTTCCAAGCGCCGTCTGATAGTGCTTTTACTGAAGCCGCTCTGTTGGGATATATCTTCGATATCCATGCCAAAATCCAGAAGCTGTTGGAAGCCTTGAGCCTGCTCATAAACCGTCAGGTCGCTACGCTGCATATTCTCTAACAGCATAGTCTGCAGCTGCCGCGTTTCCGACATGCCTCTTACGATAGCGCACGGCACTTCCTGCAGCCCGGCGCGTTTCGCAGCTTCCAGGCGACGGTGGCCAATAACCACCATATACTTAGGTTCTTCACCCGGTACAGCTTCGTTGACCGGGATTACGGTAAGGTTCTGGTAGATGCCATTCTCTTTAATGCTTGCTGTCAGCTCCTCCAGATTGCCCAAGTCTTTTCTTGGGTTCTGAGGATGCGGCACAAGGTACTCAATAGGCATGTTTACTACAGACATTTTTCTTCCTCCTTGTTCTCATCACTCTTATATGCTAAAATAGGGATGTATGGATGCTGGTAACTTCATACATCCCCATGCCGTCTGCGCTTTTTGCAGGCGGCTTTTTTATTTTGTTTCGACCGGGACATGCAGGCGCACATTGATTTTTTCCCCGAGGTATACCCAGCCGTCTTTCTTGTTGTTATCCTTGCAGACATAAAAAGCAATTTCGCGCCAGTCGCGCTTATCGCCGTATTCATCTTTTAATCTGCAGCAGATTCCTTCCAAAGTGTCTCCTTCTTCCAATACATGGTAAGGAACAACAATCTCGGTTATTTCCGGACCTTTAACCATCTGATAAGCTGCACTTACCATTCTTGCGGGCCCGTAATCTAGCAAGCATATTACGGCAAGCAGTAAGCTGCCTAAGGTCAGCAGCCTCAGTTTCCGCAGTTTCCTTCTTCTCATTCTTCACAGCTCCTTTCCCAAAGCGGCGGACTATTCTCAGATAGTCTTCACGCAGCAGGTCGATAAATGTTTCTTCGCCGTCCTCATCAGTCATCAGCTTACCGGCGATAAAGCAGGGGCCGAATATAACGTCTACGATATTTCCATTATTGTTCAGCAGAGGGAACAAAGCGTCATTGTGATATTTGTTCTTGCCGTCTTCGTTGCATATCAGCGTATATTCAGGGCTGCTGCCTTTGGCTTCCAGCGGTACGATCTGTATCTTGCCACCCACCAGCTTCTGCATATTGGCCAAAGTAAGCTCAACGCGCACAGCCTTTACCGGTTTACCTGGACGATACCAGACAACAGTTTTTTCATTGGCCATTTTTATATCTCTCCTTAAAGATGAAGCGCAGTGCATAGGCAGTGCTGGCCTTCATTCTTTCATCAGCTTCACGTGCCAGCTGTGCCCGGCGTTCACGCATCAGGCGCTCGTATTTCATGCTGGCTTCATGCTCTCTGATTTCTGCGTTAGGCTTGTATTTTTTACAGCGCTTCGCATGGTCAATAATCTTATCTTCCAGTTCGGCGCACGTCATGCGCTTTGCTTTGCACATTTGCCTTCCTCCTCTTCCAGCAGACCACGTTCTTTGGCAATCTCCAGCGCCATCTTTCCAAACGGGCCTGCCCACCAGTCCATATCCTTGACTGCCTTCTCGTTTTCCGTGATGCAGTCATAATCTTCAAGTCTGTTCATATTCATGCATCTCCATATAACCCTTGCAGGTATTCTTTGATTTGTTCCTTTACAACTCTGCTGCCAGCGCCGCAGTGACGTTCCTGATGGCAGTCGTAGCACAAGGTTACGCCCTGGGAGATTTCATCACTCTTCAGTGCGCCGCATGGCTCATGGTGAAATTTTTCTCCCGGGTCCACGTATCTGCCGCAGATGATGCAGCAGTTGCCGTCACGCTCATGGATAGCTGTATTCAGTTTGCGCAGCTTCTCGCCGTACAGTTTTACCTTTTTGGTTTTCATCATCATCATGGCTTTTACTTCCTTTTCCTTGCTCCGTGCTATAATAGGTATTACAGAACGGAGGTGATATTATGGATATTAGAGCTAAACGCTTATGCCCTTATTGCTTGAAAAACACCAACGTTATGCAGCCGCCTTGCCTTGACTGCGTATTCTATGATGTTGACTACAGACAATGCAGGATTATTCGCACTGACGAAAACGTTCTTGCACTGCTTCGGCTTCTGCGCGAAGAACGTAGCCAGAATCGCAACATGTATTAACCCAATATAAAATCTTTTGTATTTCTTCTGCTCTGTAACCGTCCAGCATTTTTACTATCTGCTCGACGGTTTCTTTTTGTTTTGCATCAAGCATCATCTTCTTCCCCTCCTTCCTTCGCCTCCCAGTGCTATAATAGGTATTACAGAACGGAG